ATGCGTAAGACACCTTTTGTACTGGCGGCACTGCTGACCGTGGCGGGCATCTGCGTCATGCTGTGGCCGGTGGTTACAGGGTGCAGGCTGCAAGCCAACACGGATGAGGCCGTGCAGAGCTTCCTCGAAGAACGAAAGCCAGAGCAGCAATACCCCAAACTGCTGGCGGCTCTACAGGAGTACAACCGGCAGCTTTATAAGGAAAAACAGTGTAATCTCACCGACCTCGAAGCCTGTGAGGAGCCTGCCGCCGACCTGACTACCTGCGGCGTAGCTGACGAGATCATAGGTGTCTTAGAGATACCTGCTATGGAGCTTATCATGCCGGTCTACTTGGGCGCGTCCGATGACCACCTTGCCGCAGGTGCGGCGGTGTTGGGAAACACATCCGCGCCCATCGGCGGCGACAACTCCAACTGCGTCATCGCCGGACACCGGGGCTGGCGCGGTGCGGACTACTTCCGGCATATAGACCGCTTACAGATTGGCGATACCGTTACGCTGACAAATCTATGGGAAACGCTGACCTATACCGTAGCCGACATTCAGATCATCCAGCCCCATGAGGTGGACAAGATCAAAATCCAGCAAGGACGCGACCTGCTGACGCTGCTGACCTGCCACCCCTACGCCAGCGGCGGGAGGCAGCGGTATGTGGTGTACTGCGAGAGAACGGAGGTGAGATAACTATAAGCATTTTCGGCAAGGTGACCTTCGTAGGGGACGATGATATCTTCTACGACGATGCCGACGCTTTTCTGGACTGCATCCGGGAGGAATTGCCCTACCGTGATACCACAGGGTTTCGCTATGAAGTCCTGACAGACGATCCCGCTATCCGCAAGGCAGCAGATGACATCCTGTTTGACTTTCTTGGTGAGGAAAACCCCTGTGAGCTGGAAGACTACACACAGACGATGGGAGGAATTTAGTATGAACGTAAATCGGGAGCTGCTGGCGTTCCTGCGGAAGCAGTACCCTGCGGGTACACGCATCCGGCTGGACTCCATGCAGGATCCGTACGCACCGGTGGAAGCTGGCACGACGGGGAAACTGGACTATATCGACGACGCCGGGCAGTTCCATATGAAAGGGGACAACGGACGGACGCTGGCGCTTATCCCCGGCGTGGACAGCTTTACCGTTTTACCGCCCGAGCTCAGTATGACGAAGCTATATATGCCGCTTACCGCCGAGCTTTATGAGCCGGATGTGTATGGCAATATGCAGGAAGAACCGGAGCTGCTGACCGGACACGACCTGACCGCGTATGAGGACCATATCCGCAGCGCGCTGGTGAAGTATCGGATGCCGGAGGAGGTCAACCGCGGCATCATGCACTGGTACGACGCGACGGACAGTGTGAACGACAAGGTGCGTTCCGTCACCTTCGACGTGGAGCGGCGAAACGGCAAGCTGTGGGGTATCGCGGAATGTCAGATCAGCGACGAGTTGTCGGCGGCAGAGCTGACCACACTGAAGGAATATATTGAAGGACAGGCGTCGGACGGCTGGGGCGAGGGTTTCGAGCAGCATGAGATTGCCGTTGGACGTGGCAGCGAGCTGTATGTGCATCTGTGGCAGGATGAGGACTGGAGCATCCAGACGGAGCAGGAGCGCTTCCGCGCCCACTTCGAAAAGCTGCCGGAGATGTGCTTCACGCTGCTGCCGGGCACGGGACAGCTCATCTGCATCAAGCGCGGCGAAAGCGGGTACTACCCCAGCGATTGGTCTACCGGTGACGCCCACGAAAACCGCCGTATCGCGGATGAGCAGAACAGAAAGAGGGGCGTGACGCCTGCACAGGAGGAGGCTATGAAGATCGGCAGCATGTGCGGCTGGGATGTACCCGGTGCAGACCCGGACAACTGTGAGGACATCGTACAGCGCCGCGGGGGGATGGAGCTTGGATAAAAAGATTATCTCCATATACATGGGCAATCCCGACAACAGCAATCACGCGGAGCTGGAGCTGCCCGCTACGCCATGGGAAATGGTAGATGCCATGGACAGACTGCGTCTGTCAGAGGGACAGGAACCCTATTGGCAGGTGGAGGACATGGGCCGATATGAATTTCTCGCCCCACATCTTGATGGGTACGATTTGTACCAGTTTAACGCACTGGCAGAGAAGCTCCGTACATTCGGTGATGTGGATGCCGTGGCTTTCGAGGGTCTGGTGCAGATAGAGCTTAACAATCTGTATCAGAACAACGGCGGTGATCTGACGCTCCGGCGGGTACTGGATCTGGCATACAGCGTGGATTGCTGCCATGTGGTACCGGAGGTCAGGGACGACGCGGCGTTGGGGAAATTCTATGTAGAAAATGACTTCTTGCCGGAGCTGGAAAAGGTGCCGGACAAGGTGCTGGAAATGCTGGACTACGCCAAAATCGGCAGGACGATGCGGCAAGGCGAACAGAGTGTCATTACGCCACACGGCTATGTGGAACAGCACTCTGAGCTGAAGCAGGCTCCCGCCGATTTAGGCAAGCCACCCCGGAAACCGGCGTATATGATGCGGTTTCTGTGCTCCAATGAGCACCAGACCATGTCGCTGTACCTACCCGCAAAGCAGGCGAAGCTGGACGCCGTGCTGGATTGCCTGGAGGTGGACAGCTGGCAGGAGGTGCGGCTGGAGGAGCGCGACGCCGCCATGCCGGAGATGTGGCGCTTCACGGATATGGCCTATGACGGCATGGAGCAGATCAACCGATTTGCGCAGTGCCTGGAGGAACTGGACAGAAATAACGAACTGATAAAGTTCAAGGCTGTGGCCGGTCAGCTGAACATCAGCGGCTTGGACGATGCGCTTGCACTGGCAGAGCATCTGAGCGAATATGCCCTTGAGCCGGGGATCCATTCTCTGGAGGAATTGGCGAGGGAGGAGCTCTCCGTCATCGTGAGCGATCCGGATCGTGACCTGCTGACGCGGCATCTGAACATGAAGGCCTACGGGGCAGACCTGCTGTGGCGTGATCAGGGAGTTTTCAGTGACTACGGCTATATCTGTCGCCCGGACGGACAGCCGCTGCAAGTACCGCGGCAAGGCATGGACATGACCATGCAGTAAAATTTAACAACAATGGGACCGCTTTCCGAAAAGGGACGGCGATCCCTCTTTTGCGTCCTTTTCGGTGAACGGTCACCGGAAGGGAGTGCAAGAATGACGAAGGAAACCGTCGCCCTGTATCTGGAAAATGGATTTAAGGGGCGCAGAAATGTGATCAGCAGCCGAGAACTGGAGCGAGTGCTGGGCATCAGCGGGAACGAGCTGCGGCGGCGCATCAACCTTCTGCGGCGGGACACCGTACCCATCGCGGCAGACCAGCGGGGCTACTACTTCGCGGAAACGGCGGCGGAGGTCTATGATACCATCCGCGGCTTGCAGAAAATGCGCAGCGGACTGGACGCGGCTATCTCCGGACTGGAGCGTGCGTTGGAGAAATTTGATGCGTGACAGCCTGATAAAGCTCATGCCTTGGATGGGCGGTAAGGGACAGCTTATGTGGGCCATACAGATGCTCCTGCCTATCCACTATAAAACACTGGTGGATGTGTTTGGCGGCAGCGGTATCATCACGCTGAATACCGCCGTGCCGAAGGGGTGCCTGCAAATATATAACGACCTGAACCACGACCTGTATAACCTGCTTTTCTGCGTCAAGCACCGCCCTATGGCCCTGACGAAAGAACTGAGCTTTCTCCCCATCAATGCCCGCGACGAGTTTGATGTGCTGCGCAGACAGCTGCAGGGCGAGGACTTCACACAGATGTATCTGGATGAGGAGCTGCAGCTGGCGGAGCAGATGTTCCCACCGCCGGAGGCGGAGGAGGTCAAGCGGCTGCTGCAAAGCCGTGCGGAGCTGGCGGATGTGCGCCGCGCCGCCGCTATCTACAAGCTGCAGCGATACAGCTATAACGGCAACGGCGACAGTTATGGTGTGAGCTCCTGCGATATACAGCGATTCTTTCGGGATATTTGGGAGTGTTCTCACCGCCTGAAGGATGTAGCGCTGGAGAATAAGGATTTCGAGAGCATCATTACCACCCATAATGACCCGCAGACCACGGTCTACTGTGACCCGCCCTATTATGAGGCGGAGCGTTACGCGGTGGAGTTTCCCCGCAGTGACCATCAACGGCTCCATGACGTACTGGCGCAGCACCGGGGCTTCGCCATGGTGTCCTATAACAACTGCGACTATATTCGCAGGCTCTACGCGGACTTTTTCATCTATGAGGTGGAGCGTCCCAACAGCCAATCCAAGAAGAAAAATGACATATACCGGGAATACATCATGACCAACTATGACCCCCGTGTTTTTGCATCGCAGATGACGATATTCGGCGATTACAGCAGCGATGGGAAGATATGCCGACTGGTGCATATCCCGGAACGACCATTGAGAACTTGAGGAGGAACTATCATGAAGAACGAAATGACACTGGACAAGACCGGCCTGACCATCCCCGGCAGTGAGTTGGCAGAATGCGGCATGGCGGGCGTAGATCTGTCTGCCCAGATGACGCACAGCCTTCTGCTGCTTATGCCCCGTGAGATGACAGTGGTACAGGTGGCAGACGCACTGGCCGGACTGTTTGACGCGGCATCGCAGCTTGTGTCTGCCCTGCTGGAGGCCTGTCGTATGCCCTGCTGCAAGAACTGCGATTCGGATGCGAGGGAATTTGACCTCGATGCCGTGCCTGCACCGATCCGGAAGCTGCTGCTGGATAGCGGCTGCTGCCCGGCCCTGCAGGAATGCTATCTGGAAGAAGGAGATGTGGTCTATGCTGCCGAATGAGGCAATGTACCCCTACACGGCGAAGGAGGCAAGGGACAGGGGCGAGCTGGAGGTGTGGCGTGCCAATTTTCGCACCAACTGTGCCTGTGCCGGGGCGATAGAGCTGGCGATCCATCGGGACTTTGACGGAATGCATCTCAAGGACGGCTGCGCCAAAAGCGTTATTGACCAGTACGGCTATAGGCGTGTAGGGTATGTGCTGGCCAACACCTTGCAGATGCACGCCTATGACGGACGCTACCATGAGACCAATAAGAGATGGAGCAGAACCATCTTCGTGCCCGAGGACGGTGGACACCGCCATACCTTCCTCATTGGCAGCCATCCTGCTGTGCTGGACGGCTTCGTCAGTGACTACCGAGCGGAGCTGGCAAGGCTGCATCTGTTCGGCGCGGAGCATTGCGAACCCAATTCCGGTGAACAGGATTTCACCGGTCGCGTGCTGGTGCTGTCACCGGACACGCTGCGGGAATCCTGCTGGCAGCCGGAGAACCAGCTGTGGCTGGCCTTCAGCGGCTTCGGCTGTCGCCCCCATGCCCGTGGCCGCTCGGTGCTCTGCACCTGTCTAGGCGACGGCGAGACAACGAGATGGGATCGCTCTGAGTTCCTGGGCATCATCCGCGATGAGTGTCTCCCTGATTGGGCGGCGGAGAAGCTGGCCGAGCTGCGGCAGAACCAGGACGCACCCACTATGGGCGAAATGACGATGTGAAGGAGGAATCTATGAAGTATGTAAAACGTGCAGTGGTGGTCTGCGGCGCAGCGGCACTGCTCTGCTGGCTGTTTTCCGTGGCGGCTTACGCCACCGGCAGCGGCGATGTTGCCGGTGCGGTGGAAAGTACATGGGCGGCGGCATCAGGGCAGATCAAGACCGTTGTCAACAATGTGGTATTTCCTGCCATTGATATGATCCTCGCCATTTTCTTCTTTGTGAAGCTGGGTACCGCCTACTTCGACTATCGAAAGACGAGTCAGTTTGAATGGACTGCACCGGCTATTCTGTTCGCGTGTCTGGTTTTTACCCTGACCGCACCGCTGTACATCTGGGACATCGTGGGTGTGTGAGCGTGCCTATGTTCAATTTTCGGTTGGCTTTTTGCGGGAAGCGTGGTAAAATAACATGGAAATGACAGAGAAAAGAGGTGGCACGATGCAGTATACGCTGATGCACAAGAATATCGCGGTTGCCGATATGGAACTGGATGAGGCGACAAGCTCTATCCAGCGTATCGATGCGGTGTACCGTCCGGAGCATCTTCCGGTGGCTACGGCATCAAAAAGGGACGGCGTGGATCGTGCCGCGCTGAATGCATGGTGGATCGACCGCTGCATCCCCGCCAGCCGCTCCGGTGTGCGAAAGGCACTGGAAACGCTGGAGCTGCCAAATACGCAGGTGCTGCTGACGCGCTGCTTCGGTTTGAGCCTTTCAGATCAGTATTGGGTCAGACCCCACGGCAGTGACCTCCGGTGGGAGCGCATCAACTTCTTCGAGAATCCCTTCTCGAAGGACATCGGTGATGTCCTGTTGGGCAAGGCCACAGACACAACAAATTTCGATTTAAACTCCCCGGACAACACGACCAACGGCTACCTGAAAAAACGGTGGAAGATCATAGACGGAAAACGGTGCCTGCTGAAGGCAGGTAGTAACCCCTTTATGCAGCAGCCGTTCAACGAGGTAATCGCATCACTGGTGGCGGAGAAACTGGGTATCTCCCACGTGCCCTATACGCTGCTGTGGGATGATGACACGCCCTACAGTGTCTGTGAGGATTTCGTTACGCCGGACACGGAGCTTGTCAGCGCGTGGCGCGTGATGCAGTCCATGAGGAAAGACAACAACACATCGGTCTACCGCCACTATCTGAACTGCTGCGAGGCGTTGGGTGTGGAGGGTATGGAACACGCGGTGGATCAGATGATCGTGCTGGACTACCTTATCGCCAATGAGGACAGGCATCAGAACAACTTCGGACTACTGCGCAGTGCCAATACACTGGAGTGGTTGGGCGCCGCACCTATCTTCGATAGCGGCTCCTCCTTGGGGTACGATAAGCTGACCCCTCAGATCCTCTCCGCCCGTGCCATTGAGTGTAAACCATTCAAAAAGACGCACCATGAACAGCTCAAGCTGGTGACCTCCTTCGGCTGGATCGACTTTGATAGGCTGAGGGGCGTTGAGCAGGATATCCGGGACATCTTGGATCAGGCCGGTGAGTATGTGGACGAGAGCCGTAAGACTGCGATCATCTCTGCGTTTTCCTCCCGGCTTGGACAGCTGATGGTCTTGGCGAAGGTGCAGCGGCAGGAGGATGACGTGGCACAGGATGTGGATCAGGACAGGGCGCAGGACTACGGCTTTAAGATGGAGCTGTGACCTGCAAAACAATACAGTAACAGGAAGCACTCTGCTGACGGCGGGGTGCTTCCTGCGTTTACGGAGGTGAGAACTTATTTTTATTTGGGACTTTGTAGCCGATACGGTGCTGGGTCAGATCGTGGACTGGTTCTACGGTCAGATCGTGGGCTTTCTCGGCAATTTCTTCTCGGAGATGGGCGGTATGGGCGCCGAGCTCTTTGCCATGAGCTGGGTACAGAGCGTGGTGCTGTTTTTCTCCTATCTGGGCTGGGCTCTGTTTGCCACGGGACTGGTGGTAGCCTGCTTCGAGTGCGGCGTGGAGTATTCCGGTGGACGCGGGAATGTCAAAGAAACGGCTTTGAATGCCATCAAGGGCTTTCTGGCCGTTTCTCTTTTTACGCAGGTGCCTGTGCGCCTGTATGTGTTGGCGGTGTCGCTGCAGGCAGACCTGACGGCGGGCATCACCGGCTTTGGCACTGCCAGCATCGGGGATGCAGCGAAAGCGGCGCTGGAGGATTTCAACGCCGTGGAGAGTCTGACCACCGCTACATCCTTTGCCCTGCGGGGCTTCGGGCCGGTGACCAGCGGACTCATGGTCATCTTCTGCCTTGCACTCATGGCCTATGCGGTCATAAAGGTCTTCTTCGCCAACCTCAAGCGCGGAGGCATCCTGCTCATCCAAATCGCGGTGGGAAGCCTGTATATGTTCAGCGTACCACGCGGCTACGGGGATGGCTTCACACAGTGGTGCAAGCAGGTCGTGGGACTGTGTCTCACGGCTTTTTTGCAGGCCACCATCCTTGTAGCTGGCTTGATGGTGTTTAAGGATCACGCGCTGCTGGGCCTGGGCTTGATGCTCTCTGCCGGAGAGATCCCCCGTATCGCCGGTGCGTTCGGGCTGGATACCACCACGCGGGCCAATATCTCCTCGGCTGTCTACACAGCACAGAGTGCGGTCAGTATGGCACGGACGGTGGTGGCCGCGGCAAAATGAGAGTTATCACCATGGGGAGCTTGTTCGACGGCATAGGAGGCTTCCCGCTGGCGGCTATCCACAATGGCGTTGTGCCGCTGTGGGCCAGTGAGATCGAACCGTTTCCCATCCGCGTCACACGGGAGCGACTGCCGGGAATGCTGCACTACGGGGATATCACGAAGCTGCGTGGGGACGAACTGCCGCCCGTGGACATTATCTGCGGCGGCAGCCCCTGTCAGGATTATGCCGAGAAAATAGTTATTCCGAAGTAATCGCTGCAAACCATGTAGTACAAGGCGTTACCAGCAAAAACTTCGGAATAACATAATCGGCATATATAGAACAATAGGATTAGAGCAGACCAGATAACTTCAAAATCATTTCCTCGTTATCAGCCCAAATCTCATCCGGTACGGGCTTGGTTCCGCGGACAGCATCAGCTTTCTGAATTGCGGCACGTTTCATCTCGGTATCCGCATAAGCATAGATCATTGTTGTCTCAACCTGTGCATGGCCAAGATATTGGGAAAGAAGTACCATGGGCATCCCGGATTGGTATAAGTGCATCGCCCGTGTGTGCCGCATCATGTGCGGATGGATATGTTCAGGAACTTCCTGACAAACCGCCTTTGCCATGCTCCCATACTTCGCAAAGAATGCTGCTACCGTATCGGGAGACATCTTTTGCTGCCTCCCATGGATCACGGTATAGAACAACGGTGCCTCACTGTAGTCATCCTTGTTGGGATGGAATTTGTTCAGATACTGTTTGCAGTGTTGGACTGTTCTGTTCAGCAACGGCACTGTACGGGTTTTTCGTCCCTTACCATGCAAGTACGCAATTGGATGTTTTGCGTCAAGACGCAGGTCACAGACCTTCATATCGAGAAGCTCACTGCATCGGGCAGCGGTATCATACATGAGGATCATGAATACAAGATTCCGCTGGTCTTTCTGCCTGGAAGGATTGGGCTGTTGAAGCAGCGCGGTCAACGCCGGTTCGGTCAGGAATTCAACGATTCGCCCGTGAGCCTCCTTGGAGGGAATATTGCAGGCAGAAAGATACAATGACGTCTGCGTACAATCGATTTGTCCAGCGAAGTCCAGGAAAGACCGCAATGCCATTAAACGCTGGTTGCGGGTAGAGACACTACATCCCCGCGCCTTTTCCAGCCAGGTTAGGAAGTTAAGAATGACGTCCCGGTCAACACGGGAGAAGGTCAGCTCAGCAGCTCCAATCCCTATCTCATCCCTCATATAAGCCACGAAAATATTGAGTGTCTGTCTGTAGGAGAGAATCGTATTTTTACTAAGGCAGCGCTGCTTGGGCAGATAGTCCAGCAGAAAACGCCGGATTGCATCAAAGAAATCACTCATCGTTTCCTACCTCCGGCAAGAATGCCTCGGCAGAAGAAAACGTGAACCCGGACATTTCCTCCAACAAGCCAGGAACTAAATGAATGTAGTAATAGGTGTCCGAGAGTTGCGCATGGCCCATGTACGCGCTCAGATAGGGAATCATAACGTTCAGATCTTTGCCCTCGTTCATCCAGTGGTACAGCCTGTGGGTGGCAAAAGTATGACGAAAGTCATAAAGACGCGGGGAACGTCGGCCGGTTCCCGTAACACCTGCTTTCTTCAAAACCAGGCGGAAAGTCTTCTCCAGCCCTCTCTTCCCGTAAAAACCGCCCTCAGAGTTGGGAAAGAACGGCTCGCGTTCCGGCATAGCGGAAGTCACAACGGCATTGCAATCTGAGAGCATCTTCGTCACATCATCCGCCATCATAACAATACGGCTTCTGTGCTGCTTGCTCTCCATAATATTCAGCCGCCCTTTGTCCAGATCTACGTCTCTAACGCGCAACCGCCTGACCTCGGCCGGACGCAAGCCGCAGCAATACAGCAGTTTCACCATGGCAGGAATCACAAAATGCCGTACTGGAAAGCTCACGCGCGGTGTTAAGTGGTCAAGGATGTTCCAAATCGCCAAAATTTCTGCCTCTGTGTAGATGTACGGGGCATACGGCGCATCTTTCCTGGCAATGTCTGGCGGCAGAATGTAAGCAGCTTCGCCGTTGCGGTTTAAGTATCTGGCAAACTCGCGCACCGGCATCATACGGTTGCGGAAGGTATTGTTGCCTTCGGTATCCTTTTTCGTGGCCCAAGCTAAGCAAAGCTCCTTGGTCAGTGTATTTTCTTCCGGGAAATGCGTCAGGCAAAAGCGGTCAAAGTCTCGCAGGAGACGGGAGGACTCCAGATAACCAAACCCCAGAGCGTTTTTCTGAGCAATGAAATCCTCGATCTGAGATGCAAAACAACTCTTAAAGGTGTACATCATTTTAGTTCCCTACCTCCTTTCCATGAGAGAGCAGGGGCAATGCACATCGCTTCAGTCCCTGTTCGTCAATGGACAGGTACGGCTTTGCTGAATCAATATGAGTTTGGCCCAGCATCTGTTGGATCAACTCAATTGGCACTTCGTTCTGGAGCAGATTTGTAGCGAAGGTGCGCCGGAAACTGTGAAATCCGCGATACCCGGAATGAATTCCTGCGCCCTTCATGTATTTGGAGACAATTGCACTTTCGGTTCGACTTTTCAAAGCACGGACAGCGCCGACGTGACAGAGGAAAATTTGCGGTAGTGAACTCTTGGGGCGCCCATTTAACAAGTAATCTGCTATAGCGTTGCCTGTTTCCGGTTCAAGAGGAATTACGATTGGTTGTCCTGTTTTGTGCTGAACAACACGAATTTCCCTCGTTCTCCAATTGATGCAGTCAAATGTGAGCCGTATGATGTCGCAAGACCGCAAGCCGCTTTGCACTGCCAAAACCATCATAGCGTAGTCTCTTTTCCCGACCGCAGATGTGATATCTGGCTGAGAAAGTAGACGTTCCAATTCATCATCGGAAAATCCTTCACGAAAGTTCTTCCGAGGGCAAACAAATTCCGGGAGTGTTTTGCAAAAATTATCCGCAGTGATCTCGGCCTCATATAAAAATCGCAGAAAGGTCCGAATGCCAAAAAGAGCAGATCTCATTCCACCAGTGTATCGTCCAAGCATTCTTGTAACGCATGTGGCAATATCCATCATTGCGACAGTTTCAATGGAGACTATTCCATGGTCCTCTAATTCAAGCAAAAATACACGAGCCACACTTGTAACTGTGCTAACGGAACTTTCAGCCCAGTTGCTCTGCGTTGTGACATGCGCACTGAATTTATCCAGAATCGCTTTGTGCTGAGGAATAACTTCGCGCCGTCCCCAATTAGGAATCCTTTCCAGCGTGATTTTCCCTGTCAGGCGGAACTCCTGGAGCATCGCCGCCGCTTTGCGCAAATTCTGATAAGTAGTTCTGCCAACCTCCCCTTGCTCATATTGCAGTCTTCGCTCCTCTGTAAGCTGGGATATAAGTTTGTCTGAGTAACTTTCTGTACCAGAATCATAGTGCTTTTTCAAAATGGCGGCTAATCCCTCTTCCGTGTAATGGCGAACCGTATTTTCCGAAAGGCCAAGTTGTTCCATACGCTTGTTGACCATCCAGACAAGCACATAAATATTTTCCGATTCGGCAAACTGTTTCGCCGTCGGTGCGTCATGTTGGATGATTTGCTTTGGACGATTCCATACAGGGTCCCATGGCTGAAGGTCAGGCAAATCAATAGAATTCATTGCAGCACATTGTTTCAGAAGCTCACAACTCCTGCGGACAAGTCCCCATTTCCATTGTGAGATATCTCCTTGGTCCAAAAGCACGCGTTGCTCCAGCAAAAAATTATCGAGCATTTCTGCTGTAGCATATAGTATGCCTTTTGTGTGAAAATGTCGAAGTATGCTGCCAAAGCCTGTATGAGTATAGTCGTATATGCTTCCATCACTCATCCCCGCATTGGTTAACAACTCCAGGGCACGCTGTGCAGTTGCGTCTAATTCAATCAGTTCCATAGGCCCTCCTTATATTTTGTGGTGTCAGACGGTTGTCTGCATGTCCACATTATATAAAATGAGGCCCGCTTTGTTATTCCGAAGTTTTTGCGGAGAATCCTTGTTTTACAAGACTCTATGCAATGACTTCGGAATAACTATTTTCTCGGCATAATCCTGGCAGGGCGAGCCGAAGGTGATGATGTCCACCGGCTCTACATCTGCGCCGTCCATTTTGGATACATCGCCGTAATGCTTCATAAAGGGCAGCCGCTTTGTGGTCACCCGGATGGGGAATGGTTCGATCTCCGAAGCCCACACAGGGGTAATGCCGGAGAGCAATCCGCCCAGAGGGAATCCGCCAGAGCCGTCAAACAGGCTGCCCAGCGTCAGTTTATTCTGTTCCATCCGTGACCTCCTCGTAGCTGTATGTCCTGCCATTACGGAGGACGCTCACGCCATCCGCAGAACCGGCCTGCTCAATATATCGGTTTACAATCACATCGCAGAACTTCTCGTCCAACTCGATGATGCGGCAGATGCGGTCAGTCTGCTCACAGGCAATGAGCGTAGAACCGGAACCGCCGAATGGGTCAAGCACCACCGAGTTTGCCATAGAACTGTTCTGGATAGGATAAGCCAGCAGAGGGATTGGCTTCATGGTGGGATGGTCGCCGTTCTTCTTGGGTTTATCAAACTCCCAGATGGTGGTTTCCTTCCTGCCGGTGTACCACTGATGCTTGCCGTTTTTCTTCCAGCCGTACAGCACCGGCTCATGCTGCCACTGGTACGGAGAGCGTCCCAGCACAAGGGATTGCTTCTTCCAGATGCAGCAGCCGGATAAATAAAATCCCGCATCGGCAAACGCCCTGCGGAAGTTTAGCCCCTCGGTATCGGCGTGGAACACATAGATGGATGCGTCCGCCGCCATAACCGATTCCATATTCTGAAAAGCGGCAAGGAGGAATTCATAGAATTTCTCGCCTGCCATGTTGTCGTTCTTGATTTTGCCAGCCGAGCCTTCGTAGTTGACGTTGTACGGCGGGTCGGTAATCACCAGGTTTGCCTTAACGCCATCCATGAGTGCGGTGTATGTCTCTGCCTTTGTAGAGTCCCCGCATACCAGACGGTGCCTGCCAAGCGTCCATACGTCGCCCAACCGGGAGAAGGCAGGCTTTTGCAGCTCCGCGTCCACATCGAAGTCATCCTCTTTGGCTTCCATGCCGTCATCGAACAGAGCTGCCAGTTCCTTTTCATCAAAGCCGGTGAGCAGAGGGTCAAAGTCCATGCCCTGCAAAGACTCAATCTCCACCCGCAGAAGTTCCTCATCCCATCCGGCGTCCATCGCCATGCGGTTGTCCGCAATGATATAGGCTTTCTTCTGCGCTTCGGTAAGATGGTCGGCAAACACACAGGGAATCTCTCGGATGCCTTCTTCCTTTGCCGCAAGGATTCTGCCGTGGCCGGCGATCACATTGAACTCCCGGTCGATGATGACGGGATTGATAAAGCCGAACTCCCGGAGGGACGAGCGGAGCTTGGTAATCTGCTCCGGGGAGTGGGTGCGGGCATTGTTCACATAGGGTACCAGCTTGGCGATAGGGACAAGCTGCATCTCGGTTGTCGTTTTCATCGCACCAGCCCCCATTCCGCAAATTTTTCAAAGCCGCCGAGGGACCGGATGTATCTCCGGGCAGTCTCCACGATTTCTCTATAGGGGATGCCGTCCACCGTATCTTCCCCGATGGCGCAGCACAGTTCCACGGGCTTTCCCGTTTCCTGCGCCTTCAGCCATGCGTAGATGTTCACACTCACATCCGCTTTGGAGAGGTCTTTGCCGTGAAGGCCGCCGCCCGTCACCGAATCGGCCATGTCGCTGCCCAGCTTGCGGTTGGTCGCCCCAGAGTCTACATCCGTGCCGCCTGTCCAGTCGCCCAAGGGATTGACCTCGGCGCCCGGATACCGTTTCCGCAGCTCTGCGGCAGGGGCATTGCTCTGGCAGAGGATGAGCCTTGCTTCGTCAATGATGTACTTCCCATCCGAGGGATAAGTGTGATATACACTTTTGGCGATCTCACAGAGTGCTTTCTGCTCCTCCGTGACCGGAACCCCTTTGAAGATGCCGTTGTCCCCGCAGAGGATTCCTTCCGCCTGGTTATTGGCAAGACATCCGTCCTGCGGCATTTCCAGATAGTCCGTGTGCAGATTTCCTGCGATGCGATGGACAATGGATTCCACTTCATCCTGTGGAATGCTCACTGATGTTTCCGCGATGATATGGCAGACGCCGTGGCCGATCAGGACTTCCACGGCGATCCTGGGATTTTCCTCTTTCCGGTACGCCGCATCCACCAGGGCGCCGGCAATGCGGTCCGCCACCTTATCCGGGTGGCACGGATTTACTTTCTCAAACATGATTTCACCCCTTCCTTGCCCGGAGCAGACGCTCCATCAAATCATCCTGGGGAGAAGCCTCCCCGTAATCCGTGCTGCAGTTTTCTTTCACAATCTGGAAGATCTCGTTCCAGAGCCGCACCGCCTGGTTCATGTAGTTAATGCCAATATTGATGAACGGGGACGGGATCGGCTTCTGTGTGGTCGGGTGTTTGGAGAGGAAGCCCATGCGGTTGGTCATCTCCTCGCACTGAATCCAGCGGGCGCTGCACATGGCGTACCGCTCCAGAAGCTGGGGCGACACCTTTGCCGCGCAGCCCACCTTCTTTAACCACTCCCAGGTTTCCGTGTATATCTCCTCCGCCTGGAGCGTGCTCCCGTCACGCTGCTCGGCAGAGAGGAACTCATGGGGCTTTGGCATATCGACACCCTCGACTTCGGGAATGTCCAGCACTTCCAGTCTGCGCCCGCCCGGATTGCCGTTCTCGGCTTTCTCCTTGACCGCAGACTTTTTTCTTCCCGCACCGGGTCTCGCACCACCGCGCCCGCCTGTGTTATTGGATTTTGTCGGCATTTTCTCACCTCTTTTCCGCAAAAATAGAGCGACCGCTATCGGCCGCCGTCAATTACCCTTTTGATTTCGCCTTTTTCGCGCACGAAGCCCCGGGCCGCTGCCCGCGTACAGGACTCGCAGAGATTTTGACCGCCCTACCGGTCGCCAAGGTCGTGGTGGATCTTGGTATGGCAGGAACGGCAAAGGCTCATCAGATTGTCCCTTGCATGAGTGCCGCCCTGAGAGATGGGAACGATGTGGTGTACCTCATCCACAGGAGTCAGCCGTCCTTCCTTCAGACACATCTCACAGAGAGGATGCGCCGCAGCATAGCGGTCACGGATGCGTTTCCAGGCTCTGCCGTACTTCTTATTTACGTCCGCACTGCGTTCGTATTTGTTGTACTGCCTGCGGGCGGCTGCTTCGTGTTCCTTGCAATACTGACCGTCCGTGAGGTTGGGACAGCCGGGGTAGGAGCATGGCCGCTTTGGTTTCCTTGGCATCGTCTCACCTCCTTGGGGCATAAGAAAAGCCCCCACAGGATCGCTCCCATGAAGGCCGTTCTGTATTCTACTTCGCTATTGTAATGATATCACAGGACGGGTGTGCCATACTGTGCCAAACCGTGCCAACTTTCAATCCGGGACAGAAAAATTCTGGAGAGCCGACCCGTGTATGCGGTGTACCGTGCGAAGCGACACGTTCAGCATCCGGGATATCTCCTCCCAGGAGCAGTTGTCCAGGTAACGGTAACGGAGTACCAGCTGCTCCTCACGGCTGGCAAGCCTGTCGATTGCCGCATTGATGGTTTCCTTGAGACACACCAGATACGCCACCTTTTCCGCCACATCCCTCTGGATGGCGTCGATTTTCTCAAGGCACCGGACAAAAGGGGCTTCTGTCGGCTTGTTTGGATTGTAGTGCGGTTCGAAATTACTGCCTGAGACGCTGCTCGATAAATCCCTCCAGTAGTCAATCTCACGCAGACGGCAGTTTATAAGGGCATCCAGGTGCCGCGCCTGGTTCAGATACTCTTTTGCGGTCATGCGTCAACCTCCTTCTGCAGGGAGCGGATCAGCATCTCGCCTTTCACATCTGTGAGTGCCGAATACCACTGCGAACGGAAGAACCGCTCAATTTCGGCTTTATCCGCTTGCGCCGCCCTATTACGGGAGTTGGCTTTCAGGCTTTTCAGCGCCATGCGGTAATCCTTCACAGCTTGCAGGATGATGGCGTTCGCAAGGTCCTCGTAAATCGTGATATTGCTCATATTCGCACCTCCGAAATTTTGATCCTCGGATTGGCACGGATTTTCTTAGATTGTCTCAGATTTTCAAGTCCGCTTTCACGGCATCGATCAGGGCCGTCTGGGTATGCTCCTTTTTGGAGAGGGCTTTCATGATGCGTTCGTCAATGGTGCCCTTTGTGACGATGTGTTGTACCACCACAGTTTCAGAAGTCTGCCCCTGCCGCCAGAGCCGCGCAATGGTCTGCTGATAAAGCTCCAGGCTCCAGGTCAGTCCGAACCACACGATGGCCGAACCGCCGCTCTGGAGATTCAGCCCATGCCCGGCGGAAGCGGGATGGATCAGCGCCACCGGCAACTCGCCATTGTTCCATCTGCGGATACTGGCGGCGTCATCCAGCTTTGAGAACGGGATATGCAGCTTTTGCAGCCTTTCCGAAATACGGGTCAGGTCATGCTTGAACCAGTAAGCCACCAGAAGCGGTTTGCCGTTGGCGGCTTCGATGATGTCCTCCAAAGCGTCAAGCTTGCGGTCGTGGATGCGGATGGTTTCGCCGCCGTCGTCATAGATTGCGCCGTTCGCCATCTGGGAGAGTTTCCCGGAGAGGGAGGCGGCGTTGGCGGCAGTGATCTCTGCGTCGCCCAGCGACAGCACCAGCTCCTGTTTCAAGTCCGTGTATTTTTTCTGTTCATCCTCGGAAAGCCGAACCGTGTATTCACTGCTGACCAGCTTTGGCATATGCAGGTGGTCGGCGGACTTCATAGAGATGGTGATGTCCGAAATCTGTCGGTAGATGGCGTCCTCTGCATAGGGCAGGGGTTTGTAGGAGTAGATGACCTGGCCGTTTCGCTTGTCCGGCGTGAAGTAATCGGTGCGGTACTTGGTGATGAACCGTCCAAGCCGCTGCCCCATGTCCAGGATGCGAAACTCCGCCCACAGATCCATCAGACCGTTGGACGCAGGAGTGCCGGTCAGTCCGACGATGCGGCTCACCTTTGGTCTGACCTTTAACAGTGACTTGAACCGCTTTGTCTGGTGATTCTTGAACGAGGATAGCTCATCGATCACCACCATATCGAAGTCAAAGGGAATGCCGCTCTCATCAATGAGCCACTGGACGTTTTCCCGGTTGATGATGTAGATGTCAGCGCGTCTCATCAATGCCGACCGGCGCTGGGCTTCCGTCCCGACAGCCACGGAGCAGATGAGATCCTGAAGGTGATCCCACTTATCCGCTTCAGCCGTCCATGTGTCCCGCGCCACTCTTAAGGGTGCGATGACCAGCACTTTATGGACCTCGAAGCTGTCAAACAGCAGGTCGGCTATGGCTGTCAGCGTGATGCTGGTTTTTCCCAGGCCGCAGTCTAAGAAGATAGCGGCTGCGGGGTGTGTCTCAATGTAATCCACCGCATATTTCTGATATTCATGAGGTTCGTATCTCATCCAGTATCCCTCCAATCTGCTCCGTATCGTCCAGCACATACACCGGAAATCCCAGCCGCCGCAAAAGCCTGTGGCGGGAAAGCTGCAGAGGTCGCGGCTTTTCTCCCAGAGCCTTGACTTCAACAAAGCCTATCCGTCCATTCGGCAGCAGCACCATGCGGTCCGGCATACCGTCAAAACCGGGAGATACGAGCTTGGGGCAGATGCCACCGGCTTGTTTGACCGCCAGGGTCAGCTTCTTTTCAATTTCTTTTTCTCTCATGGCTGTATCCTTTCTATGGGGTCGGCTAATTCAAAAGCGGCATAGGCGGCCAAGACAAAATTGTCGAGGGGCTTGCCCTTGTAACTCCAAGATGTCTTGCCATCCACATATACGCTGTAGCGATTGCCGCCCTTGTTGTTGATAAACACCTTTCTGCCCCGATAAGTCAGCTGATAGTTTCCATACCAGTTCTTTCGCCATTGACGGTGGGGAAAGTTACGTTTCCGTTTGGCGCGGTTTTTCATAAGCCGCTCACGCTCTCTGGCGGCGAGGATATCGCCCTCCATAATCCCTGCGCAGATACAGCCGACTGCAACAGTCTCAAAATGCTCGTCATGACGCATCACATGGACAGAGCGTACCTGTGAACAATCGCAGAGTTCGCAGGTGAACAGGTCGATGTGATCGGGATCTTCCTCTTCATCGGCCACATCGTAAATGTAGTCACAATACCAGCCGGAGAGAGGCGCTCCCCATTCCTGGAGCCGCTTCTGACACCTGCGGACATATGCGCTGTCTATTTCATACATTGACATTTTGATTTACCTCCGTGTTCTTAAAAACCTGAAAATCCTTACGCGCGTGCATATGCGTGATTTACGGGTTCTGTACAGTCTTTTTTATACATTTTCAATTTGTATGCTTTTTTAGGAACACAGGAACGAAGCCTGTAAAGTTGCCTTGCGGCGGCACATTCGGTGTGTTCCTGGCGGCGTTCCCGGAGTCTCCCCTGGGAACACTGCCGGAAGTCGGGAACTGTTCCTTATCCGCACTGTTCCCGAAAAATCAGTCAGGAACATCGCCGGGAACAAAGACGAACTGCGGTCCGTAGGGCTTGACGCGCTCCTTTTTCTCCTTGCGCACCCAGCCGAGTTTCGTGAGCATGGCTGTGAGGTTGTTGGATTCGGCGCGGCCAAGGCTGCCCTGATCCTTCCCGAAAAGCTCACACCAGATCTCCATATTGCAGACCCGTGTTCTGGCGACCGTACCAGCACGGCCGATATTATTCACCCCGGCGAGGAAGGAGCGGCGGTCGAACAGATCCATGCCGTCCCAATCCTCAGGGAGCAGAGTTTCCAGATACTCGCGCACCAGCCCTTCGCGCTCATCGGACTCCAGCGCTTCCCGTTGTTCGCTCTTGGCGAGTGTTTCCAAATCGGGAGCCAGATGCAGCTTCTCGCCGTTCTCCACAAACACCAGCACCTCCGCCCAGATCTGGCCGATGTCCTCTTGGGTGAGTTCCCAGGAGTGCTTTGCACCGCCGCCCGGCGTTTTGACCGGCCAGAACCGGCGGTTGCCCGTGGTATCCCGCAGATAGCCGGACTCGGCGTTGGTGGTGCCAAAGAAGATGCACTGCCTCGGATGTGGCGTTGCCCGTCTGCCGAATGCGGCGCGGTAGATATCGTTCTGTCGGGAGAGGAAGGAGCGCAGCGTCTCCACCTCGGCTTTGCGAAGTCCCGCCAGTTCACCGATTTCCAGAATCCAATAGCCCTGCAGCTTCTCGGCGGCGGTCTTGTCCTTGGTATCGCTCAGATTCAAACTGTCAGAGAACCATTCCCCGGCAAGGCGGGAGATGAGGGTAGACTTGCCGATGCCCTGGGGACCGTTTAAGACCAGCATGGTATCGAACTTCACACCCGGCTCCTGCACCCGGCGCACGGCGGCGCAGAGGGTCTTTCTGGTCACAGCGCGGACATAGGAATTATCCTCCGCGCCCAGATAGTCGATGAGGAGCGTGTCCACACGGGGAACGCCGTCCCACTCCGGCAGAGCCGCCAGATATTCACGGATGGGGTGGTAGGAGCGGTCGTCCGCAACTTTGGTTACAGCGATCTGATAATTGCGCTGGGAGAATGTGCCGTAGTGGGAATCCACATAGCTGATCAGCTGGGCATCGTCAGCGTCCCTCCAGTATTTGGACGGGTGCTTCCAGGGCACCTCGCCCTTGATCTCCATGCCGTCCAGCTGCTGGTTGAATACGATATTCTGGAGCTGCGGGTCATTCTGGAGGATGAGCGTGATGTTGTGGAGGTTGTTCTTTAGCACCGTGGAGCGGGGTTCATACTGGAAACGCTTCTGCCAGTCGGTATCCTCGCTGCCGGAGAAATCCGTCTCGGCATCCGCCATCCGTTCGCTTGCCGCAAGCAGCTTTACCTCATCCTGCTGCATGGCGAACTCGCACATCGCCTTATAGGACGCTTTTTCGTCCAGATCGCCAAAGCGGTGGGTGCGGACGATGTCAAAGGCGTTGCACAGCTTGAGGTAAGCCGGGTCTTTGGCGTGGTGGCTGTAGACGAACTTGTCCTCCTTGATCTCCACGCCCGCCATGCTGGAGGATGCGATCAGGTGCCAGCGGTTCTCATTGTCGGTCGGCTCATAGATATCGGAGAGAAATGCCTCCAGCGCCTTGCTGATGGGATAATAGGTGCGGTTGAACAGACCCACCACGCCCTCTTTGGTCAGCGGGTCCTGCACCTTTTGCTGTGCGGTGGTATTCGCCTTGCTTTCCCTGGAAGATGTGGGCAGTCTTGTAGGGTCGGTCCATTCCGGGTGCTTTGTGAGAATCGCATCGGGGTCGAGCCAGCCGCCGTCTGTCTCCTTATACACAAAGGAACCGTTAGCCGGCGTGGACGGCCAGTACATCAGCTGATTGGGCTGGTAGGAACATTCGTCGAAATAGTCGATGCCCAGCATCTGAGCCAGATAGCGGGACACCGCCACAAATTCCTCCGGGGTCACATCCCTGGTCAGCGGGAATACCAGCCGGACGCGGGGATTCTCCTCTGTGCTGCTGTGAGTGGTGTACAGCGCAGAGGCATAGGGGCAGAGGGACTCATAGCTATCCAGAAAAGCGGCGTCGATGCGGTCGCCGTCAAGCGCCACCATCGAGCGGCTTTCCACGGTATCGACCTTGCGTCTGCCGCCCTTCAGCACGCCCGCCACAAAGCCGCCGTGGTCTTTGGCGGCGTCACGCTGGGCGCGGCTCATCTTCGCATATTCCTCGGCGGACTCGGTGGTGCGGATGGTCACTTTGAGCCGCTCCTTTAGATTGTCAAATCGTATGGTCTTGTTGACCCATCTCTTTGCCTGCCGGTTGTTGCCGTAGGCGATGTTCAGTTCACGCATAGTCGGTTACCTCCTCGCACATAGTCGTAAAATATCTCAAACGGTAGTTCTTCCATTTGGCTCTGCGGATCTCCGCTTCCATGCCGGAAGAGATGTATTCTCCGAACACCCACACCTCGGAGCATTTACTCATGAGGGCGTTTCCGAAGAACAGTCCCAGCTGGCGCTCCTTTGGATTTTCGTCACGGAGAAACTGTGGAAACAGCAGATGCGGTGCAATGGGGATGTATCCCGCGTCCACGGCGAAGCGGCTGTATTTCCGGGCATTCTCCACGTTAACTTCCACATCCCCGGCATAGGGTGAGCAGATATAGACGATGGGCCGGAAAGCGCGGAGGGCGCGTTCCTCCTTTTCTATATTGGTGAGGGCTTCATAGGTGGTGGGGTCGTAATAGCCCTCGCTGTTGAATTTATTGATGCTCATAGGCGTTACCTCGTTAATCTTTCTTGTAAAAATCGGTCTCGTAGCCGTCGGCGCGAAGCTGCAGCCCCTTTGCCCAGGGCGGCGTCCTGCCCATCTGGTCACAGACAGCCTGCAGGGACATCCGGCGGTCGGCTTCAATGACCACTTCATCGTGGATGTGCATAACGATGGAGCAGCAGCGAAGGGTCTGCATGGCGTAGCAGAGGATATCTCGTGAGGTTGCCTGGACGATGTTTTCTACGAATTTTGGACCGTAGCTGTCAATGCGTTCCCATTTCTTCGTGCCGCCGACGCCTTCATAGGTGATACAGTCGCCGCCAAAACGGTTCTCTCCGATCTTTGGCTTCACATAGGCAAGGCTCCTGCCGGACGGCAGAGTGATAAACAGCATCCCGTTTCTGGCGGAGAATATGATGCCGTGTGTTTTCGTGGTGGTCTTACGGGTAACAGCGTCCATCACAGCGTGGTCAACCGCCCACCAGAACTGCACGATCTTCGGATTCGCCTGACGCCATGCGGAAACCAGAGCTGGAAGTTCATCCTCCTGAAGGCCCATCTCCAAAGCACCCATCGCTTTCAGCGCACCCACAGAGCCGCCGTAGCCGAGAGCCAGTTCTGCGATCTTGCCTTTCTGCCGCAGGTGGCCGTTGACGCCGTGCTTTTCTACGGGGACGCCGAACATCTGGGATGCGCTGGCGCAGTAGATGTCCTTGCCCTGGGCGAATACATCCTGCCGCCACTTCTCGCCGGCAAGCCATGCGATCACCCTGGCTTCAATTGCGGAGAAGTCCGCCACAATGAATTTCCTGTCTTCCTGCGGCACGAATGCCGTGCGGATCAGCTGAGAAAGGGTATCCGGCACATCCTCATAGAGCATTTCCAGAGCGTCAAAGCCGCCTGCCCGGACAAGCCCTCTGGCTTCGGACAGATCGTCCAGATGGTTCTGAGGGAGATTCTGCATCTGAATGATGCGGCCTGCCCACCGCCCGGTGCGGTTGGCTCCGTAAAACTGGAACATACCTCTTGCCCGGCCATCGGCGCAGACGGCGGTCTCCATAGCCTGATACTTTTTAACGCTGGATTTCGCAAGCTGCTGGCGCAGGGTCAGTACCTTTTGCAGCTGCTGCGGCGCAGTTTTCAAAAGCTCCGCTACAGCCTTTTTGCCCAAGGTATCGGTCTCCACGCCGTTATCCGCAAGCCACTGCTTCATCTGCTGTACCGAGTTGGGATTATCCAGTGAGGTCAGTTCCTTCATCGCCTGGGTCAGCTCCGAGCGGGAGCGCCCGTCCATCTGAATGGCTTGCCGCACCAGCTCCATATCCAGACCCACGCCGCGGTCGTTGATCTCCTGGTCGAGACGGTATTCCTCCCAGACGCTGTCCGGCACGGGATATTTTAAGAGCCGTGCCTGGATAGACATCTCCGTCTCCACATCGCGGATGTTGTATTTTTTAAATGTCAGCCATTTGTCCGGGGCGTGTTTGGGGAGATTGCGGGTGCGCAGACCGTTGGACTTCGTTGGCGCACAGGGCTGGCAGAAATATTTGATGAGGTCTTTGCCTTCGGCCAGCTTTTGCTTTTCCAGCCCAAGAACGGCGCCGGCTCCCTCCAGGGATAAAGGCAGACCCATGTACGCAGCCCAGACCATCGAGCATCTCCAGGAATCCGGCTCCAAATAGTCGCCGGTCGGATAGCCAAGAAAACGTGACAGGCAGATGCGTTCAAAATTGGCGTTGAAGGCCCACTTGATTACCTTGTCATCCTCCAGTGCGGCAAGGATCGCTGGTGGGATTTTCTCTCCGCAGGCAAGGTCTATCTGCTGTACGGAACCGCCATCCACGCTGTAGGCAAAGAGCAGTATTTCAAAATCGGGAGACTCCACATAGCGATACACACCGGTTTTGGCAAGGGGCTGGTCGCTGTAAGTCTCCAGGTCGATCGATAAGGTTTGCATTTCGTCACTTCCTTCCATACCCCAATAGGGCGGCAGATCGCTCCGCCGCCCTGGGGCTTGGTACTTTATTTCTCCAGCAGCTTCATGCGGTTTTCGTGATACTCTGCGTCACGGGCCGCCTGTTCACGCTCACGCTTTTCGCGCTTGCGGTCATAGAGGAAGGACTGGATGCTGCTGATCAGAATGACTGCGCTGATGCACAGCCAGATGGCGAGAACAGCAAAAAGCAGAATTGTCTGAATCATTGTCATGGCCGTTTACCTCCCTTGTCTTAACCGAGGAAATCCTCATCGTCATCAGTTGCGAAGTCAGCTTCAGCACTGGCCTTGCCGCCCAGGGGTTCGCCGGGACGAATGAGCTGCAGATTGTTCAGACCGCAGGCGATGCCCTTGTTGCCGTTGCTGTTGAAAGCGTACAGGTTGATGGAAGCCCTGCCGTACACGCCGGAATACACCTCGGAGCGGGTCAGAACAGGATTGCGGTCTGCGTCCACGATGCCGGGAGCGGTGGCGGAGTTGGCGTTGATGAAGTAGGCGTTCGCATAGGCGGGATCATCGGGTCTTTCACTGTCGCCGTCTCTCAGCGGAGTTTTAATCGCGGAGAGAGGAGGCACGCTACGGCCGTTGCCCTTCAGCTTGGCCTGTCCCTCCTGGTAGGCGGCTTCGATGGCGGCCTTGATTTTCGCCACCGTCTTAGTATCGGACTTCGGGATGATCAGCGATACCGAGTACTTCGGCGTGCCGCCGTTGATGGATTTGGGCTCCCAGACGTTGGCGTAGGACCAGCGGGTGTCGGGACCGGTGATGACCTTCATAGGGTTGTTGACTCTGTTTGTGTTGTTAGACATATTACATTTCCTCCATAAAATCATTTTTTGCGGTATTCCATTCGGGCCGTTTATCACTCGACCGCACGAGCGTCGGCCTGCCTTGCGGCTTTTCAATGTAGGGTGCGAGAAGCTCCTCAAAGCGGGATTTGCCCAGCAGCTTCTGCATGGCGGTGATGCCGAGGAGTTTCTTTTCGTAGGGGTTGAAGCCGGCACCCTCAACGGCTGCGGCTACAGCGGCTTCACTGGTGTATTTGCGGTTGGAGCGTCCCTCGACCAGTTTCCAGCCGGGGAACGCCGTACCGCTGACTGCCTGCTGAAGAGCGTATTCCTTCACATCCGCAGCCCAGGCGGTAAGAGCGTCCACCTTGTCCAGAATGTCGGCGATCTCCTCATCGGTCAGGAGGGGCGGCTCCTCAAAGTCGTACCGGGCAAGCGCGAGATTTGCTTCGGCTCGTTCCCGGCATTCGGCCTTTGCCTTGCAGAACCGACACCATTCGCCGCAGTGAAAATCGCCGCCGCCCTCGTATGCCAGCTTTGCCTTATAGGTCAGGTCGTTCTGCGCCCACTCAAGCAGACCATCCTTTCCCATGACGCAGACGCTGATATTGGATTTCCTGGGCTGGTAGATGGTCATGCGGACGGAGTCGATGTCGTAGATGCCGTCAAAGATCTCCAGAGCGCCCAGGGCATACAGCATCATCTGCGGATTATCCACGGCGCTGACTTCCACGCCTTTGCCGTGCTTATAGTCCACGATGTTCAGCTCACCGTCAGCGATGACGATGCAGTCGGCGGTGCCGAAACCGTCCTGCACCCAGCGGGAGAAATCCACTCGCTGCTCGATCAGGATGACCGGGTCGGCACAGGTCAGCTTTGCGGTCTCCAGAAGCTCCGATACATAGGCGGCATACCCGGCGGCGCAGTCCTCCATCTCCTCGTTGTACCAGGAGAGGTTTTCGATGGGATTGTCCGTCGGAATACCCAGAACCTGCTTCAGCCGGAACTCACAGAGCGCGTGGGCGTCCGTCCCTTCGGCGGCGTAGTCGCTGCCCTTGTCCTCATAGGCTTCGCACAGCCTTGCGGAGGGCGGACAGTTGAGCCAGCGTTCGGAAGAAGAAGCGGATAAGACTGCGTGTTTAACTGCCATTGGTCAGTACCTCCGCTTCGGCGAGCAACGCCTTGTAGTGTGCGGGGTCGATCTGCGACAGTTTGGATGCGCCGTGCTTTTGAAGCAGGGCGCGGATCTCGGCGGTGTGCCCCTGGCGGGATTTGTCAGCAAGCACGGCTCTGACCTGCTCCAGCGTCAGTTCCGGTTCGGGAGGAGAGGCGGGAGCATCCTCTGCCTGCGGCTCTCCGCTGAACATCTTTGTCAGCCAGTCAGCGGCATCCGAAATAGCAGCGGCAGCACTGCGGAGTTCTTTGATGGTCTGTGCCATATCGCTCATTCTGCTCATGTGATTTTCCTCCTTCCCTGGATTTGCTCTGCTGTCGTGCGGCGGTCAGGTTGCTTGCCAGTCTTCTTGACACCACGCTGATCGCGGTCAGGACATCAACAATGTCCTCGTTGGCACGGGCGTCATAATGGTTTGCGTTGTAACTCATATCGGCGGTTCCTCCTTTCCCAAGGCGTCTTGTTTTGCCTTTCACAGACCCATCTGGACAGGAAAGGAGGGCTTGGCCGAAAGATTTTTAGAATTTTTCCTTGAGCCGCTTCAGTAGCTGGTTCCTCTTATACACAAAGGTATTCCGGGGCATATGCATCCGCTCTGCGCCGGCCCGTTCGGAAAGCCCGTCCGCAATCGCGATGAGAATCTCGTAGCTTTCCGGGTCTGACGCCTGAAGCTCTGTGAGCAGACCATTCAGGATCAGGGAGTCGATATCGATCTCCGTGGTCAGCCTGTTATCCGCAAGAAAGCTGGTGCGGGAGACGCCGTTTTCGTAAGTGTTCTCCATCTCCGTGTCGATGGAGAGATGCTGGGGAGCGTCTTTCGGGATACAGCGGAACTCGCAGGTATCGCAAATACCGTCGCATTTGTAGCTCTTTTTGTACGGGATGCAGCAAGCTCCGGCTCTCTGTTTTGCCTTGCGGGTAGCACCCACGAACCGCTCCCAGTCCCGTTTCTGTTCCAGGGTGACCTCAATCCACCGCTTGAGTGGGCGGTAGTAGATGGTTGATGTGTTCTGATTTGCATCTGTCGGATTTGGCTCATAACCGTTTTCTTCTTTCCGTTCGACTACATGCTGTGCTTCGTCGCCAGCGTAGCATCGGCGAATATCTTCTTCAGTGACGCCCTCGTCAGCTTGCTCAATCTCCGTTACCTCATTGCACTCCTCTTGGCAATGGTAATGCTTGATGATTTTGCGCTGCTCTCTTTGGGATTTTGCGAGTTTCTCCGAATCGTTGCCTTTACGGTAAATAAAGTAATGTTTCAT